ATTGTATCGCCGGTGCCATCGTTTGCAGAAGATCCAATATTAAGTAACTGTTTCGCCATGATTGCTCCTCTTACGCATCTGCTCCCGTTGTCACGTTATATTTCTTTCCATCTTGGAAAAAATACCGTGTGACGGTATATGTATAATTATCGTCTGCATCAGCAGTCGTTGGGTCTGGGACCACTTTCAGACGTTGGTTTCTTCGTGCTGCGGTCATTTCTGTCGAACTAATTGTTTCAGCCATTAGGTAATTCCTTCCACAACATATTCGTCTGTTTGTGTTGTCTTAACGACTTTCGATCCATCGTTGTTTACTGCCCCATAGAAGTATGCCTTAGCCATGAAATCAAGCGACCATGTCAACACTCTTTTTGCTGAAAAATCTCCTTCATATTCTTCTTCTTTGTTGACGCCTTGCAACACAATAGGAATATCTCTCTTTATATTTAGATCACTCAACTCATTCAATGTCACCGTAAACTCTGGTGTGAAATGTGGCAAAATCTGTTCAACAATCTGTAATCCATCTTCCATGTTTCGCACCATAATATGTAACGACATAGCAACATCATACGGCACAGGTACAAATACAGGGATCACTTTTCCCGCTTCAGTAGGATGTACCTTCGTATATTGTAATGTCGATCCAAGTTTACGAGTTGCATCATAACTAAATGTCGTAATGTCAAACGCCATACGAGGCAAGGTCGCTTGCACTTTCACATTCAGTTGAGGATCAGCTTGTTTTCTCGCAATATATTTCTGTTTAGGACCATACGACAATGGGACCCGAATCGTTTGTGCAGCTGCCCCACTACTCACTTTGCGTGTAATCTCAATATTATTAAAGAGCGTACCAAACGCTACAATCAGATTACGAATAATCCCATGATAAAAAGTTGTCCCTAACATTAGTAACTCCCAAACGGATTCGATTCCGTAAAGTCAAGAATAGCATCAGCATCAGTTTCAATTTCAACATTCGAGGCTTGTGTATCAGTTGGGAACGTTCCCGCTGCAACAGAAGTGACCGCCCATGATGCACTTGACGAAGCTCCAATAATGTTGGCAATTGAACCCGCAGTTGCCTTAAACACGTTGTTGGCAGATTTTGTTCCACCAATATTGTTGACTCGCAGTATTCTCGTTCCTGATGTCCAACTCACGACCGTCCCTGTGGTCTTCGGTGACGAAATCGTAACCGTTACAGTACCTCCTGTGTACCCTGACCCACTAGCAGTTACAGTAATAGCTGAAACTACATTGGCACTTACCGTCGCTGTTGCCGAAGCACCTGTTCCACCACCAGAATGAGTAATCGTGACCGTTGGTGCTGCAGCATTATCATCATAATCTACTCCCGCAGAGGTGACTGTAATTGCTGATATTCCTCCACCACTAGCTGTTGCAGTTGCTGTTGCAGCTGCACCAATCACTTGCGAAACAGATTCACCCACCGTAAACGTACCTGACCCACCTGCTGTTAAAGTCAAATCAACAACATACGATGACAGACGTTCAATCTCATCAAGTATACCAATATCAGTATCAATCTTTTCATGTGAATACTGATACCTTTCGCATAACATCTCCCACATAGGTAATGTCCCTAGAGGGTGCATCGGTTTTTCATGTTCAACAAACTTGATCTGAAATAAATCTCTTGCCATTGGGAAATAAATCAAGTCACCCTCAAGTGGTCGATTCATTGTTCCCTGTGTAACTTCTTGAAATCTTCGTGGCGACATAATAAAAGTCGCCTCATCACGAATCTCTAATCCAAATCGACTCAAGAAATCACCTTCACCTTCAAACCCTTCAATGTTCGCCATATACATTTCAACAAAATAAGATGTACTAAACTTTTCGAGTACATCTTCGCCAAGCACTAAATCTTCACTTACGCTTGTGCGAGGGAGATAATAGACATCATGACCATACAACTTGATTGACTCGATAACTAAATCTTCGAGTAATCGTTGTTCGGTGATGTTGTTATAGTGGTTAAAGTATGTACTGGTTGCCATAAATTATCCTATCATAAAGTCGGTTGGCAATTCATACTTCAAACTCATTTGCTCTTGAATCTTATCAATCTCCACTTGGGCTTCTTCAAAAATCTTTGCACCATTGAGTGTCACCCCACCTGGAAGTTGCAATCCTTCGTACTTGGAAAGATTTGACCCCCATTGTCTCTTGATGAGTGCGGTCACATACTCTTTCAAGAACATATCATCAAAGATGTCTGTATAGGTTGCTGAATCGAGTTTCTTCCAACATTCAATAATGATATATTCAGTTCCCACCGTCGCTGTTGCTGCGGCGCCTGAACCTCCCCCACCACTAAACGTCACAGCAGGAGGAGTTTTCGATACATAGTTGGTGCCTGCCTCAGTAATCGTAAGTCCTGTGACTACCCCACCTGATACAGTAGCAGTTGCAGTTGCTGTCGTACCTGATGTGGGGGCGGCAATCGAAACGGTTGGTGCAGACGTATATCCTGTTCCGCCTGCGGTAACGGTGAGTGCGGTCACGGTAGTCCCACTAAACGACCCAAACTCTGTTGGCCAATCAAGGTCAAGATAGAGTCGATTCTGATGACGATTATAACGAATGGGTTTCTGACCAGATAAGAGCATTTGAATCAAGTTCATATGTTTCTTCACCATATCATAATGCAACATCTGGTTACCCATCCATCCAGAATTTAACCAATCAAGTCGTGTCTGGTATCGGATGTCAAACATATTGACCGTGGTTTCATCTGTGGGGAAGATCCCTAACACACTCAATACATCATTTGATATGCTAATGTATTCATTGGTGCGATCCACGGTCGTCATTTGGTGTTTAATAAAATCCTTTACGACCCCATCGAAATGATATTCAGAAAAATATTGCAACGCATCATCAAGACGATCCTCGGCTTGGTCATCGTCAACGTTAATTTCGATAACAGGCCAACCGAGTTTACGCTTTGCGTAATCGATTAATGTTGTGCGTGAAGTTGGGGCCGCCATAGTTTACTCCTTCTTACTTCTTTGCTTCTTCTTTTGGTTTGTTATTGGATCCTTTATACGGTTGTCCATTTGCACCATATCGTGTAGTCTCTGCCATGATTGTTCTCCTTGTTTATAGTTATTAAAATACTAATACTACTATTTATTAGTTTTAGACTTTACTTTCCATTATGACTTTGGATATTTAGCCTTCACTGCCTCAATATGCTGTTCCCATAAATTTGTACCGTTCTTCTTATCCCAATAGAGCATATCAAGTTGCTCTCCTAATGGTAAATATTCACCTGCTCGTTGGCGTTGATATTCGTTGACTTGATACTCAGATTCCAACTTGACAATCTCGACTTGTACTTTCGCTTCATCAACCGTAACGGGATTCCCGTCATTATCAAAGCTATCATTCCCTCGTATCGTAACAACGTGTGGATATGCTGCACGAATGGCTTGGTTGCGTTGATACAGAGCATAAAATGGATCGGTATCTCTCATACTTCAATCTCCATCAATGTAATTGTTTCACCTGGAAAAACACTCAACTGGGTGCCACCGGTTTTAAAAACGACTTGGTAAGTAAGTTGCGATGTGGTACTGGGCGAATCAAGGTAAGTGAATGTACAAAACATAGCACGTGAAAGGCCGTTAGCCCCAATTCCCTCACCCATCCAGACTTCGTGCAATAAGGTATCCGATGACCCTCCCGAAATATCACGATGCAAACCGAGTGTCCACGAAATATTGGTATCGTTTTGGCCACCCTTGTAAATTGGTGCAGTAACAATGACTAACACCTTATTACTTGATGACGCTGCTGTAATATTGGCTGCAGCAGTGGTATCCACATACGTTGTACTCGATGTATCCAGAGCGCCACCTGACCCCTCATCCCATACTACCTGCAAGACCTTGCCGCCCCCAGCAGTTGCCCAAGTCAGTCCTCCCGAATTCCCACTTTGCTTAGACAAAAACTGTCCATTACTTCCTGCATTGGAGATATACAAATTATCTTCATCGACTGATTGCGAGGCCATATGTGCGAGGTCAATACTTCCATCGGTATAATGTTCACTATCAATCGCATCATCAGCAATTTTTGCACCAGTTACCGCATCAGCTGCTAGATGTGCTGTGTCAATACTTCCATCGGTATAATGTTCACTATCAATAGCGTCATCAGCAATTTTTGCACCAGTTATCTGGTCAGCAGCAATATGTGCTGTTTCTATTGAACCATCAACATAAAGTGTCGGTTCTTGTCCTATATATGCCATTGTCTATTCCTTTACCGTAATAAGTCCCTCGTCCACTTGACGGAGAATTTCAGCGTAATGCCGATTGAGTGGGTCAAGAGGGATTCCATGTGGAATACCATTAATAACGGCACTTATTCCTATCTTCGTTCCATCATCATCATAAACCCATTGTGCGTCCGTAATTGTCATAGTTATAACTCCGCATCGAAAGCAATATTAGCAATGATTTGTATAACAGCGACATTTAGATTAGAGAGCGTTCCACCGCCTGTTGTACGCAGCCCTGCAATATTACTAGTTGTCTGAACCACAGCATACGTTTGATTACCATCCAAAGTAGTAGAACCCCCTGCACTATCCTTCACAATCCAATTATAAAAATTACTGATCGAGGCACTTGGCGTTGCTCGTTTCGACACCTTCAACGGAAACTGAGCGTCTGACCGATTCGAGGACAAGACTCGTCCAGGCATAAACATTGATGTCTCGGCTGCACCAGTAAGAACATCTAGGCCTCCATCAAACACTTCGTAGTATCGCTGACATCTTGCCAATTCCTCGCCATAGCTTTTGTGTTCATAGGGTGTCGCCACCGTTCCCACTTCAAACTGCACCCCTGTAATATACA